TTTAGGTCATACACAAGCACCTACTTCTGAAAAAAGAACCTTCTCACCGTCTACATCACACCCATTTCAGTATAAAGAATGGATTATTGCTCATAACGGGGTATTAACTAATGAGAAAGAAATTAAAAAAACACTTAAAGATAAAAAATCTTACAATGTTGTTGACTCCTCAGTTATAGCTCCATTAATCAACCAACATGTTAAAGATCTAGATGATGAAGTTGCAGGTATTTGTAAGGCACTATCTAAGCTAAAAGGTACTTTTGGGCTATGGATTTATAACCAAAAAACCGCAAATATCTTTTTAGCTAGATCAGGGAGTACTGTATTTGCAAATTTTCTAACTAACGATTTCTCTTCACTAAAGGAAGATGAGTTTGTACCTTTAGAAGAAGGTGTTTTATATCTTTTAACTAAAGAAGGCTTAACATCAGTAGGTATGTTTCAAACCAATTCACCATTCTTTACACCATGAAAACAGCTTTTTATTTTTGTACGAGAAATAAGAATGCGGAGGAATCTTTCGCTTTTATGTCTCTTACAAGAGTAAAAAATTCTACGCCTTGGAAGTTTGATATTTTTTATGATAGTAATAATAAAATTGGTTTAAGTGAAAAATATAATTGTACTCTTGAATTGCATGCAAAGGATTATGATAATATTGTATTTTTACATGACGATGTATATGTAGATGATTTAGGAGTTGTAAGTAAGCTAGAGAAAGCTCATGAGACGTTTGATTTGGTGGGAATAGCAGGGGGTATTAACCCAGCAATAAGGCAACCTGCATTATGGCATTTAATGTGCGGCGGATTTCATAGCGGTAATCTAAGAGGCGCTGTTGCGCATAAATTAAATAAGGATCAAATTGGTATGACAAATTTTGGCCCTACCCCTTCAAGAGTTACCATTTTAGACGGTCTTTTTATAAGTGTAAAGACGGAAAGCTATTTAAAGAATGGTTGGAAATTTAATGAGAACTACAGATTTCACCATTATGATATTGCAAGCAGTATAGACGCTAACAAGAAGAAACTTAAAATTGGTGTTGTACCTATCTGGGTTGTACATTCTTCTCCAGGGCTATTAAGTTTTGACGATACAAATTTTTTAAACAGTCAGAAAAAATTCCTAGAGGAATATAGTAACATTGATTCTGCGTAAAACTATTATATTATAAAATAATGGTTAAGTTAGATTTAGATTTTTTTGAGACAATACTTGCTTATAAGTCGCTTACCGACGAAACCTATTTAGCTTCAATAGTTGACCACGTAAAACCTATTTTTTTTAAAAATAAGGATATTAAAGCCGTTTTTACAATCATAAGGGACTTTTATGAAAAAAGAAACGCTTGCCCTACACTTACTGAAATTAAATCATATCTAGTAACAGATGAATTAAAAAATTCATTTAAAGCTGTAGTTACTCAATTTAATAATTTAGATAAAAACTTTAATAATGATGAACTTGCATCTAATACTGAAACGTTTATAAAGGAAAAATCCGTTTATCATACAATGATGGATGTAGTTGATGATATAAACAAAAATAACGTTGATACATCTAGAATTTTATCAAAGTTTGAAAAAGCTTGTAATATATCTCTCACTACTGAAATAGGATTAGATCTTTATGCAGACCTTGATAGAGTCATTCAGGATTTAAATTCTAATGAAAAATATATTCCGTCTAAATGGAAATGGTTAGATGATAAGATAGGTGGTGGTTTTCTTGAAGATGGGAGAGCATTATACTTGTTCGCCGGCGAAACAAATATTGGTAAGAGTATATTTCTTGGTAATGTTGCAATTAATATAGCTGAACAAGGTAGAACAGTATTACTTGTCTCCTTAGAAATGCCTGAAATAATCTATGCAAAAAGACTAGTATCAAGCGTATCTAAGATACCATTAAGTCAGCTTAAAATAGAATCAGAATCGCTTAAATCACAAATTGGAGAGTATTGTATAGAAAACCCTAACGCTAAAATTATTATTAAAGAATTTCCTCCCGCATCAATTACACCTAATCATTTAAAGGCTTTTATTAAGAAGTTAGCTCAAAAAGGAATTAAAATAGATGCTATTGTATTGGATTATGTTAATTTGCTGCATTCAACTATGGGTGATTCGAGCTATGAAAGAGTTAAGATATGTACAGAACAACTTAGAGCTCTATCCTATAGCTTTAACTGTCCCGTTATAACTGCCACCCAGCTTAATCGAGAAGGTTATGAAATTACGGATCCAGGTTTAAAAACTATTTCTGAAAGTATAGGTCTTGCCATGACAGGTGACGTAATCATGAGTATTTGGCAAGAAGATACAGATAAAGAATTAGGTGTTATTAAGATGGGGTTAATGAAGAATCGGTTTGGACCTAACTATGGTCATTGCGCTATGAGAATAGACTATTCTACACTAACAATCACTGAGGATGAACACATTAACGATACGGAGGCAAGCACATCATCGATAAGCACGTTGACCAAATTAGCTATTGACAATTGATTTATATATTTTGTTAGATAATTAGTTGTTGAATGTGAAAGGTTACGATCCCTCCGAGCAAATAACAGATTACGAACAAACTCATTTGTTTTTATCTTTTTGTTCGTTCATTACACTTATGAATACTAAAAAATTAAATCTTGCTAATGTCTTTATTACATTACTTAAGAATAAAGAATTTAGAGATATTTTTAAAATATATTGTGATCTCAAAAATGATTTTTCTGCAATTAAATTTTTCTTGCAATTTGATTCTAGTTTGTATAAAAGTAAATACATCATGAAGTTTTTAAATTCTAATAAAAAGGCGTTATTCCTATGAGTAAAATTGTTAACGCTTCTGTAACTTTGGATAAGAAGAAATGTACTGATAAGGCATATTTTGATAAAGCTTACAAACGGTTTTCAAGAGAGTTTTTAAAGTCCGGTGTTCTGGAAGATTTAAGATTTAAAAAATGTTATTATAAACCCAGCGTGTTGAGAAAATTAAAAAAGCAAGTAGCTCGATTCAAGTGGAAGTACTACAATTGATTACAGAATTTGAAAAACACATTTATAATTCTTATTTAAAAGTTACTAGATCAAATAGCGACTTACCCTACAGGCTTCGTAAAAATTTCGAAAAAATTGATGACAAGCTTTTTGTCGCGTTAAAAAAGCTTTCAAGTTTCTTTAAAAAGTATCCTCATATAAAAATTGAAGATTTTTTCAAGGCACCTTATTCACTTTATACTGATGAAAAATACTTTCCTATTGATTATTATTATTCATTAAAGGCCATTAAGTCGTACACACTGTTTAATAAAAAGCAGATTAATATGGACCCAGATAGCGACGAGCAGCTCAAAAGTATTAAAGAGTCGCTTGTGTTTATTAATAGCTTTTGCAGAAAAAATAATTTAAATGTTAGAAATTATATTTCACACAAAACAAACAACGAGTACTCATTTATTTTGCACTTAAAAGAACATAATGTTAATGTTTATACTTTACTAGGTTTTAATAGTTTTGAGACAGCTCTAAGAAGCTGTAATGCTGAAATTGCAAAATTTATTATAGGCGAAGAAATTTATAACAATGTCCAAGTATTTAGAACAAGATTATACAATTCTAAAAAAGCCTGTAAATTAGTAGAGCTAGGGTTAAAAAAAATTACAGAAAATGCTTGATTTCAATATTAGAGCAATTATTATTAATTTATGAGTACATTTACCACATCGATGTTTGAGAGCATTAAAGGTGCTTTGACCAAGAATAACGAATCTACAGCTTCTAAGATTAAGGATTATCTTCGTTGCGAAGTAGGCAATACGTACATAGTTAGATTGCTTCCTAATGTTAAAGACCCGAGTAAGACATTTTTTCATTATTATTCCTATGGGTGGAATAGCTTTGCTACCGGTGAGCTGATTACTGCAGTTAGCCCAACTACCTGGAACCAAAGGGATCCGATCGCTGAAGAGCGTTACAAGATTCTTCGTACAGGTACAGAGAAGGAGAAGGAAAAGGCTTTAGCTATTAAGCGTCGCGAGAATTGGCTGGTTAATGTATATATTATTAACGATCCTGTTAATTCAGATAATAATGGTAAGGTAAAGTTACTACGCTTTGGTCGCCAGCTTCACAAGATTATTATGGGTGCTATTGAGGGCGAAGAAGCTGAAGAGCTCGGACCTCGTATTTTCGATCTCTCTCCTAAGGGCTGCAATCTTAGAATTAAGGTTGAAAAACAAGGCGATTATCCTACTTACGTATCGTCCAAGTTTTCTACTCCTAAGGAGATCGAAGGTCTTGATGAAGATTCATTTAAGAAAATCTATAACAGTGCGTTTGATTTGGAGTCATATGTAAGCGTTAAGGGGTATGAAGAGCTTAAAGGGTTACTTGATGCTCACTATTACGGCACTAAAGATGTAGAAGATGATGCAGTAGCTACTGAAACTACTAAGGCCCCTAAGCCCTCAGTAAACGTTACAGTTAGTAAGAAGTCAGAGACTAAAGAGACTAGCTCAGATGATGAAAGCATTAACGAGCTTCTCAAAGATCTATAATGGACGAATTTCTTAAAGAGCTTTCTCCTGAAGAAATAAAGCTAGCTACCATTCAATTTATGGGGCAGCATTTAACCGGTGAGATGAAAGAGCTTAATAAGAATATTGTTGGGGAGAGCTCCACTTTGAGATCTTTAAATATTGACCCGGTAAAGGTACTGCAAACGGTTCCCGGTAGAGGCCAGCCTTATGCAACTGCAGTAAATGCAGGTATTAATTTACCGTCTCAACCTATACACCATATTCCCGTTCAGCAAGCACCTGTCGTTGCTCAACCTGATCCTAACCAGTTAGAGTTTAATTTTAGCAGCTCTGGCTTTACTAATTCTTTTTTAGAAAAAATAGACGCTATTAATTCTAAACTTGAAAAAATTATTAATATCCTTAAAAAAGATTGATAATTATACTTTATATCTTATTATAAATGTGTGAATTTAAATATAAAAGATAGAGATAATTTTCTTAATAATTTTGTTACACCCTTAAGCAAGATAACTGATAGTGCAGTTTTAAAAGTATCTCCCGGTAAGATAAAGTCTCTTATTTCAACTAGCGATAATACTATTATAGTTAATGCTGAATATTCGGATGATACTATTAATGCTACTAAGACGCTAAATATACCCGATCTTAAAAAATTGTGTCGTATTATTTCATGTATTGAAGATTCTGCTTTTGCTCTCGATATATCTTCTAATTTTATTGGCTATAGTTCGAATAACGTAAGGTTTAAATACCATTTATATGACGATGGAATTATACCTTCACCTAAGCTCAGTATAGATAAGCTAAATTCTCTTACGTTTGACGGTAAATTTACATTACCATATACATCAGTTATAAATCTCATAAAGGGAAGCTCGGTTAGTACTGAAACCAATAAGATTTATATTTCTGTAAAAGATAAACAAATCTTCGGTGAACTTACTGATAAGACAAGAGCTAATATAGACTCATACGGTATTAATATTTCGAACGATTATGACGGTACACAGTTTGCTATTGCTATACCCTTGAATTTTGAGATATTTAGAATAATTTCTTCTATGAGATTCAAAGAGCTTCAAGCCAATCTTATTACTAAAATGGGCGTTATAACCTTTGATGTTAATTTGGATAATTCAAAGTTTAAATTCGTTATATCTGCTTTAGCAAATTAATATGAGTAAAAACAAAATTAAAACGCCAAGTTACTTTGTAAAACGTTTACGCGATAATGGGTTTATTGCAATAAAGCTTTTTAATGTATTCGCAAAGCAAGATCCTAGACAATGGATGGTTATAGTTAACCCAACCGAAGCTTCGGTAGTTATAACTTGTTATATTAACAAAAATAACATAGATGAAGTACTGTTTGAATTTAATGATGGAGATAGACATATACCTAGAAATTTCTCTATTAAAACAGATTCTATTGAAGTTATTATAGATTTCTTATTAAGACATGGGGTTTCAAACAATAAAGATTATCCAGGTCGCGATAGATACTTGTCAAAAAGATTAAATACTTATGATGAAAAATAAAAATTCATCCAAAGGTGATGGTCAAAATAAAGCATTTAATCCTAATGAAAATAAGGAAATTAAAGAGCTGACACATAAAGCGCTTTTATCTTTTCTTAAAGATCAAATTAGCGAAAAAAATTCTAATAAAAAAGATTTAGACGCTTTAAACGCTCAAATTTTAGAATTTTTAAATAGCTTTATTTTGATTGGATATAACTTTAATGGAGAGCCCATCTCAATGATTTCTGCTCACAACCAGCAGGAAGCCGATTCTTTAGGGGCACTTTTAAACAAATTTATATTTAATTCTACTAAAGACTCTGGAGATTAATTAGTTACGTATTATAATATTTTGTGGTAAAAGTACTTTTACTTGGCAAAGGCTTTATAGGTAAAAAGCTAGGCGCATATTTAGAAGAAAAGGGAGTCGACACTTTTCATATTGCGCAAAATGAAATTAACTATACCTCGCATTATACTCTAGGTACAATTTTAAGAGATTATAATTTTTCTCATGTTATTAATTGCTGTGGGTATACAGGAAGACCTAATGTCGATGGGTGTGAGAAGAATAAAGAAGATTGCTGGAAGTATAATGTAACAGTTGGAGAACTAATAGATCGGCTTAGCTATATTTACAATAAAAAATGTATACATATTTCAAGTGGTTGTATATACACAGGGTATGAAAAAGAATTCACTGAACAAGATGTACCTAATTTCGGTTTGTACAACCCGGAATCAAGCTTTTATTCAAAAAGCAAACACGCTTTCGAGACTGTTGTAGATAGAAAAGCGTCAGCGATTTTAAGGATTCGAATGCCCTATACTAGTTTAAGAGAGGATAAAAATTATATTTATAAAATTTTAAAATATGATAATTTAATTAGTATGCTAAATAGTGTTACCGGTGTTGAGGATTTCTGCGAGTTTATTTATAAATTTGTTAATAATTTTAAACCCGGAATATACAATGTTGTCAACCCCCAGCCTATTGAATCAAGAGAAATAGTGGAAATTTTAAAGAAATATAATTTAGTTAACGAAAAATGGAATTTTATAGAAGTAAAAGATCTAAATGTAATAGCTAATAGATCTAACTGTATTTTAAATGCAGATAAAATAAAAGAGATGGGTCTATGTTTACCTGATACATTTGAATCTATAGAGAGGTGTATAAAGTCACTATGATTTTAAATATCTTAAACAAGCACCCTAAAAAGAAAATAGTCTATGCAATAACTGGAGGCAAATACTTAGGTGAATTGTTTGTTTTTATGGAAAAGATAGACGAAACATATTTTTTTCTTTCTTTGCCCGATATGCATGTAAGAGAAGTGCCTGTAGAAAAATTTGAGTTTGGGTTGAAACAAAATATTATAGATATAGTTAAAAAAGTACCTGGATTTGTCTATAAAGTATGCCAAGCACAATACAAAAAAAATAAAACACGTGCTTTACCAGTTACAAAAGATAAATAGTAGTATGGATTTTATTACACCTAAGCCAATAGTTTCCCCTATTAGTGGACAAACAGTTCGTCCTGTTTTAAAGACATATATCCGTGAGGGTAAAGAAATAGTTGAGGCAGAATATATTGATCCAGCGAGCGGCGCATTTATTAGAAAAGGTATTGTTTCTGTTAGAGATTTGAAAAGCAAAGATAAAAAAGATTAATCTTGTAACTTAATAGATTTACACTATAATTAAGCTGTGTTAATACCGTCCGAATATATACTGCAAAAATTCTATCAGTATGCAGGCTATCCTCAATTTAAAAAGGTTAGTAATACCTATGTTGCAGGGTGCCCCATATGCAGAGAAGGCAAATCATGGGGTAAGAAGCGAAGATGTATTTACATAGTTGAAGATAATGTTGTCTGCTGTCATAACTGTGGGTGGTATAGTGATGCCGTAAAATGGATATGCGAAGTATCAGGAATGAATTTTACCGAAGTTTTAAATGAGTCTAAAAATTTTGATATCTTACCTTTAGATACACTATCAGAAAACAATAAACAAGTAAAACAAAAACCGCTTAGTACTCTACCTGCAGATTGCATTAATTTGTTTGACACGAATCAAGTAAAATTTTATAAAGATAATAAAATTGTAAACGATGCATTAGATATTGTTAAATCGAGAAAATTAGATGTTGCCATCAACAGGCCCGATACACTATGGGTAACTTTAAAAGATAAAATACATAAGAATAGAATTGTTATACCGTTTTATGATGAAAATAACAATATTATTTTTTATCAAACAAGACTCATCTATAAACAAGATGAAAAATTTTATCCAAAATATTTGAGTAAAGTTAACGGTGAAAAGTCTCTTTATAATATTAATAAAATAGAAAGTGATTTAGAATATATTTTTATTTTCGAAGGACCGATAGATTCATTCTTTGTAAAAAACGGTACAGCAGTTGCAGGTATACAAGAAAATAGTACCAATACATTTTCTGCTCTTCAAGAAAAACAATTACTACCCTTTAAGCTGTTTAATAAAATTTGGGTATTAGATAGTCAGTGGTTAGATAAAGCTAGTAGAAATAAGACTAATAAACTTATTGAAAATGGTGAAACAGTTTTTATATGGCCTGAAGATCTCGGTAAAAGATACAAAGACATAAATGATTTGTGTATTGATAAAGATATAATTAAATTAGAACCTGAATACCTTATAAAGAATTCTTATTCTGGAATTAAAGCTAAATTACTAATGTCGGTTATCTGTCGTTAGCAGAAATTAAATAACCTTTAAGCGATTCACTTAATGAGCTCAATTCTGCTGCAAGCCTAGCGATCTTCTTTTTCTCACTCCTTGCAATATCTTCAAAAATAGAATCACATGCAGCTGTATGAAGTTGAACTTGCATGCTTGAGGCATCTGTACTATTCAAAAACCCGATAAACTCATCAATCTTAGATATCCATCCTTTTAACTTTTGAATTTGTTCAGCTTTTCTATGATCTTGTACTTGCTCACGCCCACCCTGTACATCGAAATCTTCTGGCTTTGCTGTATCTAAAGATGCTGCCATTGCTTCTTTATCAGTTTCAGGCTGGGCAACAGGAGCTTCATTTTCATCTGCTTCTAGCAAGGCATAAAATCTGTTAACAAAATTACTCATATTAATATTTATTATTGAATAAATAATTTTGTGAGAAAAAAGTTAGTTTTTGAAGATATTTTAAATTACAATAAATGGGTTTCTGGTATTGCTTCTAGAGAGCTTGCATCACAAAGAGTTAGCTTAAAAGACTTATTTTCTAACCCTTATATAGATCAAAACCCCAACGATGCAAAAGCAGACCCAGTAATGCCTTTCCCTCTTCAAAATGTGACTCAGCAAATTGGTGACCTCTATATTAACGCTTGTAATACGAAAGAAATGTTTAAAAGTTCTTTAGAAAATCCTGTTATTGCCAGAAATCAAATTGCTAAAGAGACTGTAAAAGAGATTGTTGGTAAATTAGATGCTATTATTGACATAATTAAGGGTATAGTTATTCAAGCCAACAAACCGGTTGCAAAAAAAGGTAAATAAGTTATAATATATTGATGGTAAAGACTGTACTATCACAGCTTATACCGCTAATCGTAGGTGCGGTAATAATAAGCGTAGTTCTTGCTCATTGGGGTGTAAATTACATAGCCGGTGGGTTACTTGGTATTGCGATACAATTTTTAGGTTATCACGCTTTTAAAAACATTTTAACTGCAATTGTTGCTTTAAAGAATAAACAGCTAGAAAACGAAAGACTTAACGCACTTACATATCAAGGTTTAGAGGTTGTATGTCCTTGCTTTAAACAAATTAAAGAATTTGTACCTATTAAACTTAATACTACTAACTATTATAAATGCGGAGAATGCAAGAAAACTATTGGTGTCGTTATAACACCTGAAACTGCCATTGTAACTGAACCTCAGGATTCTAGTCTAGAAGCAGTAAATAAAATATTAGCCAAAGGAATTATCAATGCACCCCGAGCCAGTACAAATACCTGATAGCATTAAAAGTTTAACTACCGAAAAGCCTTCTGATTCTTTTTTATTGGTAAGTAAGGCACTAGAGATACCTCTCGATGATATTGCTTTAGTTCTCAAGCGCTCATTAACATCTAAAGAATTAGCAAGCTTTGAATTAGGATTAGCCTATTTTAAAAAAGATACCGTTTATGATAAAAATGTTATTAAGAACTTTTTAAGTCTTATAAATGAGAGTTTAGTTAGATCTATTAATGATAGCGATATTGATATTGAAAACAGACATTTTATTACATCACAAGTTAAAACAGCGATGGATAGTCTAGCTAATAATTTTGACGCTTTTTATAATATTTTAAATATTTTAAATAAACAAAAGAATTTACTTGACGTTAAGTGTTTTATCCTGATAATTATAGGATATGCAATCAGTCTTCTCAAAAAAATTTATAACAGTACAAACAAGTAAAGCAACCCATAAGCTAAAAGCTGAAGAATATGCTAGGTGGCTTTGCCTTATAGAAGCTTTAGATATTATATCTAGAGGTGCTGATAAGTTTAAGGTTGACCTAAATGGTAAAGATGTAGATTGGATAAAACCACTATCTTTTCAAAAATATGTTGCCGAACGCTTTGAATCAATGATAGATGAAGTGTCGATGAACGAAGGTATTAAGATAAATATTAAAAAATTACCATGCACTACATTGTCGGAACCAGTTTTAGAGTAACACCTAATCCCAAAGCAGTAATACGGGATAAGAGGTTTTTACCTCAACAGGTTTATACTCTAATTCATATTTCTAAAAAAGATAATAAGACAATATATACTTTTCTAGGAGGCGGTCAAAAGTTAGCAGTGGAGTTTAACAATTGTAGAGAAGCTGATCAATTTATTTCTAAATTTAGAAATGAAAACATTCCTAACTATGAAGCACAATTAGTACCTGTATCTGATAATATTCCTGATTAATCACTGATAACCACCGTAAACGTCACCATAGTTTGTTTGACTGTAGTCAAATATATTTTTTGAAGCTATATTTACATCGTAATTGTATGGTTTTTGAGCACCGGATGCTGTGGGACTAGTTGTATCCTCAAATACTTGTTGGTTTTGAGCTTCTGGGGTAACGCCTGGTTCAAAAGAATATTCAAAGCGCTTAGCTTTAATTAACCAAAGATAATGACCCGCAAGAGGATTAATTTGTGCAATATCTTGATCTAATCTTTGAGTAATTTCATATATATTACCGTTTCGTCCCCCTGGTCTATCATTACCATATTCAGTTAATTGAAAAAGATCACCTGACTTTGGCTCTGCTCCTGGTCCAAATGTATCATAAAACGCGCTTATGTGTACAAATGCTGTTACCTCGTCATCTGATACTAAGCCGAATTTACTAAGCAGCAATGCATTTTCATTTAAATTAATAGCTATAATTAAATCTTGAGGTGGTGAATATTGCTGCGTGGGTTGCTCACCATAAAGCATATCTGCGCTTAGAGTAGAAGTATTATTAACAATATAACCCACTTTTTGACCGTACAAGTTTATTTGTTCTCTCCAATAATTAGAAATTATATTACGTTCATCTGCATTCTTACTCTTATCTGTAAATCTAAAGCAGGTATTATCTTCAAAAAAGAACGGATATACCTTAGGCTCTACATTACCTGTGTAATATTCTGTTGCCATATTATTTCTCTAAAACCGCCTTTCCTATGGTTGGATCAAATCTTATACTAATACCAGTATTTCCTAATTTTTTAGGATGCGTACTAGAATATTTTAAGTTAAATTGATCTTCTACTTCTTTTATATCATTACTATTAATAGCTATTTTACCTGATTTCTTTCTTAATAAGCTTAATACCCTTTGGTTTTGAAGTATAGTTTGATGTGCTTTAGGAACAAATCTAGATTGAGAGGGTAAAGTAGCACCTAGACCTTCGTGACGCTTTTTTACGAAATCACCTTTTTTATTAAACTTGCGCCAATGATCCTTAAAGGTATTCATATAGATATTTAAGCAAAAAAAAGGGCCTAATTTGACTTAGGCCCTAATTTTTACTATGTTTTGACTACTATTATTTTAGTCCAGCTAGATAAGCACCTACTTTGCTTGTCTTTGAGCTTACTACATTAGCCTTACCCTTTGGTGATGTAGGGGCACCACCCTTTACACCAGCGCCTACTAGGGCATGGCCTTTTTCACCATCATTACCAACTTTATCTGTAACCTTAGCGTCGCCTTCACCATGTGAAACGAGGCTCTTTGTTACATCACCGACCTTATTGTCCTTCTTCTGAAGGCCTTGACCGGCTGAATCTGGAAGTTCTTTTAATTCTGTAGCTTCTTTAGCGACGTCGTCTTCTTCTTCGTCTTTCTTATCTTCTTTTTTATCGTCTTTCTTCTTTTCTTCGTTAGCTTCTTCAGGGGCTAGCTCGTCACCAGCACCTTCTTCACCAGCACCTTCTTCACCAGCAGCTTCTTCGTCACCGAGTACTGCCATTAAGGCGTCGTGAAGCTTTTGGGCTAGATCCTTTGAAAGGGTAACCGTTACTTCGTCTCCGCCGACATCTTCACCAGTATCACCTGTAGGCAACCCGAGAGCAGCGGCGTCATTTGCCTCGGTATCTTCTGGCTGACCGGACATTACGTCCTCATATAGTTTATCAAAAATAGATTTGCTCATAAAAGTATTTATTGTTTCAGATTCTGTTTTTTCAAGGTTTTGTGAGAATTTTTTAGGTTCATAAAAATTTTCTTTCTTAGCAGTCTTAGGATCAACAATATCTTTACTAAAACCATCTGCATTTTCAGGGCCAGAATTCTTAGTAACAAACGCATTCTTATCAGCCTTAGCTTCAACAGGCTTTTTATCTGTAGCAAGCTTAAAAGTATCTTTAGGCGGAAATATAGACTTTTTCTCTTCAATAACAGACTTTTCATAGTGTTCTCCCATTTCTACTAGCGTTCTGGTACCGTTCATATTAAGTATTTATACTATATATGCCTAAAAAACAAGAAAGTCAATTTTATTTAGGTAATCAGAACCTACCTAC